GCTAATCAAACTGGCAATGCAGCCTCAGGAGTTGGTGGAATTGGAATACCCGTTCCTCCTCCAGCTACTTCTCAAGCTCCAGCCTCTGAGGTATTAGGATCATTAATGGCTTCACCGTTTACAATGCGTCAGCGAGCTAATACGGGACCATTAACATTTAAAGACCAGACTGGAGACGGTAAAATAACACGAGCAGATGTAATTAAAGCTCGCATAGAAGGATATAAAAAATAAATAAATAATTATGGCAAAGCAGAATTATAAAAAGCCCTTACAGGGTACCGTGGGGGAATCTCATGTATGGGACGGGCCTATAGATTTGGATCAATTTCCAAAAGGTAAAGGAAGTAACCGCGGGCCACAGGGGATGCAAATTAAAAAATACCCTTGCAAGTCTTATGACTTAAACCCACCTATTACTCAACGCGCAAAAGGATAATTATGTACGTTCAGCATAACTCACCGTTTACTAAAAAAGGCGATGCTCCATCTAGGAAGAAATCAAAAGCTTATTACGCCGAAGTAAAAAAAGGCAGTGGTACCGGTAAAGACGCCGGTGGCGGTATGACTGAAAAAGGTGTTAAAAAATATCGTAGAGATAATCCAGGCAGTAAATTGTCAACCGCTGTAACCACTCCACCTTCAAAGCTTAAAAAAGGAAGTAAAGCGTGGAAACGCAGAAAATCATTTTGTGCGCGATCTAAAGGCTGGAAGTCTGAAAGAGGTAGAGCTGCACGAAGAAAATGGAATTGCTAATATGAAATACAAACCGTTTACATCAAAACACTGTACACCTTCAAGGTTTACAAGCCCTTTGCAACAAACTGATGCTGTTGAAAAGAAAAGAGTAAAAGACACAGCAAAGTTTTTAGGAAAACAGGCTATAAAGCAAGGATTAAAGTCAGCAGGCCAAAAAGCTTTAGCTGCTACATTTGGAATAGCAGGTTCGCTTTTATCTCCAACAACTGTTTATGCGGGACCGGAAAAAAAAGAAAAAGGTATGAGCTGGGAAGAGGTCGATGCTTTTCAAAAACAGCGAGATGCAAAAAAATATATACCCAAATAATGAAAGATAGAGGGCTTGGCGATACTATAGCGCGCGCTACTAAAGCTACAGGTATAGATAAGTTTGCAGAGCAAGTTGCCAATGGTTTAAATATACCAGGTGGCTGTGGCTGTAAAAAACGTCAAGCATATCTTAACAAAGTTGTACCATACGGAAAAAAATAAATTATGGCATTTAAAATGAAACCATCCCCGTTTCGAATGAACGAGACACCCGTATATTACGTGGACATGGAAGATGGCGTTTTAGGAAAAGCTAATAATAACGGTACAATTATTATAGATCAAAAATTATCACCTTTAGAAGCTAAACAAGTTATACGCCACGAGCAAGTGCATATTGACCAAATGCGAAGAGGTGATCTTGATTATGATGATAAAAACGTATACTGGAAAGGTAGAATAATACCAAGATCTAGCATAAAAGAAGGCGCTAAAAACTTGCCTTGGGAAAAAGAAGCTTATAATAAATGTAAATGAAAACTTCTAAAAAAGGATATTTAAAAAATAGCCCTGATGTTAACAAGCCTTATAATGTTATTGAAGGCAATAAAATAACAATGAAAGGAGTTGAGTTCAAAGTGCTGGGTATTGACAATAATGGCTCAGCTAAAATAATGTACCCTGGTTACGATTACATATTTCCAGGCGCTAAGTATGTAACGGAATACCCGTTAAATAAAAAATAAAAAAAATATGTAATAATATTAGTACAGTTTAATTTAAATCTAATATTATGAAAAACTTATTTTTAACACTATTATTTAATTTTATTTTAACGTTTTCTTTTGCTCAGAATAAAGATTTTCATGGGCTATGGGAAACACCTATATCTAAATATATAACATCAATTTACGTAGGAGAAGATGGCGTGAGTAGTGTTGTTAATTATGATGTAACCAGCGGAAAAACAATTAATGAAGAAATTATAGAAGTAAAAACAAATTCTTTTACAACTCTTTTGTTTAACCCTGAGAATAACTATTCAGTAAAAATAAAATATATACTGAAAGACAAAGATAATTTAATTCTTAAATTTAGTGGTGATTTAAATAAAAAAATAAAATACACCAGATATAAACTTGATCTTAAAAACAATAAATTAAAAACTTAAAACAATGGCTTACAAACAATCGCCCGCAAATGTATTAAAAGGGCAAATGACAAATAAAGCGGTTGGACTTGCTCACGGCAATTCAATGGCTATGCAAACAGACCCTAAGGGTGGAGTAACTGTTACTGGAAAGAAAAAGACTTCTTCTAAAAAACAAGATCTTTTAAATTTAATTAACGCTCAAACACAGTACGATAGAACTAGATCCCAACAAGTTCTTCCTGAATTGGCTGAAATAGATTCACTTACAATGGTAGCTAGAGGAGATAGAGCAGGAGCTCAAAAAATGTACGGTGAACAATTTGAAGCTAGTAAAGCGAATAGACTTCCTAATACAGTTACCAGAGAAAAAAGATCAGAACTTTACAAGAAAGCTAAAGAAATCCAAGGGCCACGCCCAACACTATAAAATGAAAAAACTTTTAAGTCTTTTATCAGGCGGTTTAATTAAAGACGTGGGTAACGTAATCGATAAGCTTACAACTACAGACGAAGAAAGGTTGGCTGCTAAGCAAAAGATTCAAGAGTTATTGGAAAAAGCAGATCAAGACGCACAAACACAGGTGACCGAAAGATGGAAAATGGATATGCAATCAGATTCATTTTTGTCTAAAAACATTCGGCCACTTGTGCTGGTGTATCTTACATCTATATTTACTATTCTAGCATTTGCAGATGGCAATGTAGGTGGCTTTGAAGTTGCGCAAGAATACATTCCAATTTTTCAATCATTACTTATAACTGTATATGGTGCTTATTTTGTTGGGCGTACCTGGGAAAAAAGCAGGAAAGTAAGTAATAATAAGTAAGTTACTAATAATTAATTAAATTAAATCAAATGACAAAAATTAAAGACGAACAATTAACTAAAGTGCGTGAGCAACAAACCAAACTAAATGAGTTACTAAACCAAATGGGTTACTTAGAAGCTCAAAAACACGGGTTGCTACACGAATTTGCTAATGTAAACAAAGAGGTTGAGGATTATAAAAAAGAGCTTGAAGCGGAATATGGTCAAGTAAATATTAATCTCGAAACCGGGGAGTATACGGAAATCAAGAAAGAAAATGCATAACGTTATAAGAAAGATCAGTATTGGGTCTGACTATAAGAATGACGCTATGCATTATTCTATTGGGCAGCAAGTGTACGGCGGTCATGAAATAGCGGATATATTGTTTGAAGACAGTGATTCTTCTTATAATATATACATAAAGAAAAACAATGAGGTATTGCCATGGAAGAAGTTTAATTCTAACATGGCTATATCCATTGAGTATGACCTAGAGTATTGATGAAAAGTTTATATAGCTTTATTGTTAAACCCTATGATAAGCGGTATAACAATACAAAGAAAGTGGGTGACAATAGCCTCTTACTAAATAATAATATAGAAAGCTTTCGTCACATAAGTAAAAAAGCCATTGTTGTCTCTGTTCCTGCAGCGTATAAAACGCCAATAAAGGAAGGAGATACAGTAATGATCCACCATAATATATTTAGAAGATATTATGATCATAATGGAAGAGAGAAAAACGGAAGTCTTTATTTTAAAGAAAACCTGTATTTTACTCAGATGGATCAGGTTTATGCTTATAATGACGGTAATGGGTGGAAGTCCCATTTGAATTATTGCTTTATAAAACCAATAAAACAAACAAGCTCATATTCACTTGAAAAAGAGCAAAAGCATATTGGTATACTAAAGTATGGTAATAGTGCCTTAGAAGCGCTTAAAATTAACCCTGGTGATCTAGTCGGATACACCCCTTATGGCGAATTCGAGTTTATCATAGATAATGAAAGGGTTTATTGTATGAAATCAAATGATATAGCCTTAAAGTATGGACGTAAAGGAAACGAAGAGGAATATAATCCGAGCTGGGCAAAAAGCAGTTAAGGAGCTTGTGAAAGTTGCTGAAGAAATGATTATCACTAACACAGAAGATGATGTTTCAGCAGACAGGCTTAAAAATGCAGCGGCAACTAAAAAGTTGGCAATTTTTGATGCATTTGAGATACTTAACCGTATTGAAGAAGAAAAAGCGTTGCTAGAGGGTGCAGACAAAGCAACCAAAGCTAAATCATTTAAAGGGTTCGCAGAAGGAAGATCGAGATGACTTATACACAAACGTTACTCGAAGTTCTGCCTGACTACATAGACAAGAAAACCCTTAACAAAAAAAATAGATATAAGCAATGGAAATATGGTTATGACAAAGACAGCGATGTAATTGTCATTAGTAAAACAGGCCAGATTGGAGATGTTTATAGCATACAAAATTTAAAAATAGCTTTACCAAAAGCTGAAGATCCAAAAAAGCTTAAAGGTGAAAAGTGGGGTAGAGAGGAATATCCAAAAGAGCTTGATAAGATAAAAAGCGTATTTGAATGGAATCAAAAGCCAGAGTATTTTAAAGAAAAGTACTATGACTATATTGATGAAGAATTCAAAAGACGTGATGAAGGATTCTGGTTTATCAATAAAGGCAAGCCTACTTATATTACTGGTACACATTATATGTATCTTCAGTGGTCTAAAATTGACGTAGGAGCCGCAGAGTTTAGAGAATCAAATAGATTGTTTTTTATTTTTTGGGAAGCATGTAAAGCAGACCAAAGATGTTATGGTATGTGTTATCTTAAAAACCGTCGTTCTGGTTTTTCATTTATGGCGTCTGGCGAAACAGTTAATCAAGCAACAATATCATCCGATTCGCGTTTTGGTATATTATCAAAATCCGGTAGTGACGCAAAGAAAATGTTTACAGATAAGGTAGTGCCAATATCAGTTAACTATCCTTTTTTCTTTAAACCAATACAAGACGGTATGGACCGTCCAAAAACAGAATTAGCTTATAGGGTTCCGGCTTCAAAATTAACTAGAAGGAAACTAGATACTGGCGATAACCCAGATGAATTAGAAGGGCTGGACACAACTATTGACTGGAAGAATACAGGTGACAACAGTTATGATGGTGAAAAATTAAAACTGTTAGTACATGATGAATCTGGTAAATGGGAAAGACCTGATAATATATTGAATAACTGGCGTGTAACTAAAACCTGTTTAAGGTTAGGTTCTCGTATTGTTGGAAAATGTATGATGGGTTCAACCTCTAACGCATTAGACAAAGGAGGTGCAAATTTTAAAAAGCTATATGATGATTCAGACGTTACTAAACGAAACCGCAACGGACAGACTGCTTCGGGATTATACTCTCTGTTCATACCTATGGAATGGAATTACGAAGGATTCATTGATTCTTATGGACACCCTGTCTTTGATACACCGCCAGAACCAATTGAAGGACCGTATGGCGAATTAATTGATCAAGGAGTTATAGAGCATTGGCAAAATGAAGTTGATGGCCTAAAACAAGATCAAGATGGTTTAAACGAATATTACCGTCAATTTCCAAGAACCGAGCAACATGCGTTTAGAGATGAAGCAAAAGAGTCTTTGTTTAATCTTACTAAAATATATGAACAAATAGATTTTAATGAAGAGTTTGGTGTCCGGGAATATATAACAACTGGCAACTTCCAATGGGAAAACGGGAAACAAGATACTCGCGTACAATTCTATCCAAATAAAACCGGAAGGTTTAAAGTATCTTGGGTGCCACCTAAAAATCTGCAAAACTGCGTAATAGTAAAAAACGGAGTTAAGTCTCCGGGTAATGAGCATATAGGTGCATTCGGATGTGATAGCTACGATATATCTGGTACCGTGGATAAAAGAGGGTCTAAAGGATCTTTGCATGGGTTAACAAAATTTAGTATGGAGGACGCGCCTCCTAACTCATTTTTTTTAGAATATATTGCACGGCCGCAAACAGCTGAAATATTTTTTGAAGATGTGTTAATGGCCTGTGTATTTTATGGCATGCCGTTACTTTGTGAAAATAACAAACCCAGATTACTTTATTATTTTAAAAGAAGAGGGTATAGAGGCTTTTCAATGAATAGGCCTGATAGAGTATGGAATAAGCTTTCCGTAACAGAAAAAGAAATTGGTGGAATACCAAACTCAAGCGAAGATATAAAGCAGGCGCACGCAGCCGCAATTGAAAGCTATATTGAAACATACGTTGGCCAAGTAAAAGAAGGCCAGTATGGTAATATGTATTTTCAAAAAACATTAGAAGACTGGGCTGGTTTTAATATTAATAATAGAACAAAGTTTGATGCTACAATTAGTTCAGGCTTAGCTATTATGGCTTGCAATAAAGACA